AGCTTGCCACGAGGTTGCCGGTGTCGATAGGCGTGTTGGCGCGCACGGCTTCGCATGTAAGCTCGAATGACTTCTTGAACACGGCTTCAAGCTTGTCTCCGGTCTGGTTTGTCCAGGCGCGAACCGCTTCGGCGAAATTGAGCGTTGTGACCGCCATTATGCTGCAAGCCCCTTCCGCAACCCGATGAAATAGTCAACCACAATCCGTTCACGGCAACGGCACTGGACGCCATGCGGCGCATTCATGACAAGGCCGGAAGCGTCTTCGCTAAACGGCACCTTGAACGGTTCTCCCCATTGAACACCGCCCTTGTTCATGCCGGGAATAAGCCTGTGATCGTTCCTGACCCGATCGTCGCCAGCCGTGACCCAAAACCGCTTGATTTGTTCCGGCTTGACATGGCCGGCCTCGATAGACTGGCGATAGGCTTCGCGCTGCGATGCGGCCAAAGACTTGATCGTTTCATTCCGACTGATCACGTCGGCGCGATATTTCAGCGTCTTGTTTCGATAGTCCCGTATCATGTTTTCGCGCATGGACGCGGGGATAGGCTTTCCCGTTGCGATCGCGCGCTTGATGGCCGCATCGTATCGCTTGTTTCGCAAGCCCTTGCCCAAGGCGTTCATAAGTTCCGCCGGGTCGCTCGATGCAATCTGCGCCGCATAGCTGCGCTGCCATGCCTCTTGCTGCGATGTCAGGCCGATGATCCCGCCTTCACGTTGGCCGGTGACGGGGTTCTTGCGCCCTACCAGTTCAAGGGCCGTCTGTCGCGGGTTTGCGCCTGCCTCAACGCCTGCGGTCAAATGCTGGCGGATAGCCTGGCGCAAGTCCTCGTTAATCTCTGTTACCAGCGTTGACGATTGCGTGCGGGTGATGTCTTCGGCCGTCAGATTGCGGACATCGAAGCGGAATTCGCTCACGACATTGGTCCATGACCGATTTGCCGGGATATCCTTTGCGGCTTCCTTGCCGCCTTCGTTGAATGCATCGGCGATGGCTTCCGACAAGTCAGAAAAATCCAAAGGGTTAAGCCCCACCGCGTCGATTGCTTCCTCGATGCGGCCCTCCTTGATCAGCCGTTCAATCGCCGAAATATTGACCCGATCGCGCACGCGTTGAACCGCTGCGAGAAATTCATCCCGCAGTCTCGGTTCCCATTTCGCGGTTAGATCGTCAATATTCATTTGCGCGCCTGGATTTCATAGAAGACCACAAGGCCAGCCGGTGACAGCGGCTTTACCGAGATGATGGCGTGTTGCACGGTGTTGATCGTGATTTTGTCGGCAACCGATGGAACGATATCAAGGCCCTGCATTGCCACATATACCATCCGGTCGCCGCGCTTGATGTTCGACCCGTCGATCAATGTGTCTTTATAATCCAGATCGACAAGCACGCAAGCATGACTTGCTTCTGTCACGGTTGGATCATAGGACGGCCCCGATTTGGTCAACCGCACGATTGCGCCGGTCATGCCGAACTTGGCGATCAAGCGCGATGCTGTTGCTTGCGATCGTGCATAATTGAAACCCATTCAGACCACCACAACAGCAGCGCCGGGCTGATATAGAAACGGCCAAAGCAACGCTTCGATCTCGGTCATGATCGGCCGCGCCATATCGCGCAAATCGGAAACGGTCGAGCCCGTGACATATTCCACCTCTAGCGCGCCAACCTTTTCGCGCTTGACGGTTTCAGTCCCGATGATGACAGGTGCAAGAGAGCCAGGCGCGGACAATTCCTGAAACGCCGCCACGTAAGACGCGGTGACGATGGCGACAGGAATAGAGGATGACGGAATGTCGGTGCCTGAATACGTCGAAGCGCCCGTGCGCGGCCATGCGCGATCCTGATCATATCCGCCCGTTCGATCTCCGGGGAACTTCGCTTCATAGCCATCGACAAAAGCCGAACCGCGATTGCGAGCCGCCGCGACGGTCCCATCCGGCACGGTCAAGCCATTCTCAAGCGCCCATGCCGCAAACCCAATATCGGAACCGTATCCAGCCATCTCCAATCACTCCGCAAGCTTCTTGTCGATTTCCTTTTGCAGGCGCTTGGCGCCCCAACGGTTATCGACATCGACGCCAAGGAACTTGGCCTGATCGACCAATTCCGCATGACGTGCCGCCTCATCATCTTCCGTCGCGCCGGCCGTCTCAGTAACGATAGCCTTGCCTTCCATGATCTCGACGGCATCAACCTTCATATCGTCCGACACGACGAAAAGCTTAGATCGCTTGATCTTGTCGGCGACAATGTCATCAAACTCAAGGACACGGCTCTCGCCTGGCCTGATGAACTTCACGCCATCGACGGTATGGACGCCTTGCAGAGCTTGGGTGATATTGGTGATCTTCATGCCATCCTCCTAAAAAAATGGGCCGGGGTTAGCCGGCCCTAGTCGTGGGGAACCCGAATTTAACCTGCGCCTATTATGCAGGCACGTCGGTGATTTCGTCAAGGTAGGCAACGGCGCCAGGGAGCCGAATTTCAGTGCCGCCGGTACGGGCAATGATGCCTGTTTCGAAACCCATGATCGACTTCTGGCGCGGGGTAAGGACCCGACGCGGCATCGGCAGATGGAAGCGAAGAACTTCCGGGTCCTTGCGATATGCCACCATGCGGCCGCCGCCATCGTTCGAAGCGGTTGCCAGTTCGCGAAGCGGCATGATGTCGAGCGGCTGGCCTGTTTCTGCGGTGTAGATGTTGTTCTTGCGCAGATAGTCCAGCAGGGTCATGGTGCCTTCGCCGGCACCAAGACGCTTGGTCGAAATCAGGCGGAAGGCTTCAGGCGGCAAGCGCAGCGTATCAGCATATTCGACTTCTTCCGAGTTGGTCCGCACGCTCGACAGCACATCATTGATGTCGCGCATGATCAGATCAACGGTCTTGGCAGACCAGAAGGTGGAGGAGCTTGTACCATCGCCAGCCGCATCGACGCGAGACACGGCGCCATTGTTGGCAAGACCAGTCCAACCCTTTTCGGTCGAACCGATCATGGCGATCGAATTCAGAAGACGCTCAACCTTGTCGGCTGCGCTGATAGCCTTGGTGGCATTGAGGTCAAGACCGTAAAGAGCGGCCTGATTGATTTCCTCAAGGTTCCACTCCCAACCGGAACCGATCATGGCGAAGTCATGCGACGCCTGGTCGCGCGTGACCTGATTGAACGGCATGTCGGCAGCGGCGCCGGAAAGAAACTTGGCCTCGCCGGTTGCGTCGACAGAGAAGAACGTGGTGCCGATCGACCATGCATTGCCCTCGGTCACGACAGGAACGTGAGCCGCATAGTTGAACGCCGGATACCGGCGCTGGTAGATGCGTGTCTCAATATTGCGCCCCTGCGCCAGCACAAACGGCATGGCGACCTGAGCATCGAGAAAGGGCTGTGTGATTGCATTCATAACCTAATTCCTTTCGCGAATTAGCGCAGCTTGAGCGAGATTTCGACAATATCGCCATTGCCACCCGACGTGTCGAACGTGGCGCCGGGAATGCGAATATGCGTCGTGGTAGAGGTGTATCGGCCCGTCGCCGGGTTCCAATAGACATCACCGCCGTCAACCACCGAAGCGCCGGCCGTGACATACATCTGACCCTGCGTCATGAATGCGCCGGTAAAATACTGCGGATAGGCGTCGGGAGCGGATGCCGAAGGCGGAACGGCCGGATTGAGGATGGCCAAGCCGATGAACGTGGTGTTCGCGGTCATGGTCACGTCGATATACATCTGATCGCCGATGGCAGGATCGGTGCCAGCGTCGGTGATCGTGAACGGACCAATGCCGCCGATCGTTGCAGCGGTGCCGGTTGTGGCTTCGCCGAGTTCCAAGCCATCCGGATCGGAAAACAGGAAGATGGCAGTTGCGCCGGTCGTGACAGCCGTCAGGACATAACGTCCAGCCTTGGCACCGGCCGCGACGGCAGGCGATGCCGTGATGGTCTGCGCTCCAGTGTTGCCGGCAGCAGCGGAACCGGCGCCGGTCGCGGCGAACGTGCCACCGAGAACAACGCCATGATCGCCGGCGCCACGGAAGGCAGGCTGACCGAACGCAATGCCGGCCGCGCTTTCAACCGTGCGCGAAATGCGGTTAGATACTTCCTCGTTTGCCACCTGGCCGGGGAGACCCTTGGCAGGAGCGGTCGTGTAAGCAGTCTGATAAGTTGCCATATCGCGGCGCTCCTTAGTTGACGGTCGAAATTGCAGCGGGCAGATGAGCGGACTGCATATCCGCGATCATCTTGGCGTAGGCGTCGGCCGCAGCGGCGTCGGCAGTGAGCGGGACCTTGACGCCATCAGCCACGGCCTTCTTGAACGGGTCGGCGCCGGCTACCGCTGCGGCCTTGGCGTCTTCTGCCAGGATGTCGAAGCGTGCATCAATATAAGCGTCGGTCTTGCCTGTCACGGCATCACCGAGCTTGGCAACGACAACGGCCTTGCGGATGGCGGCATCGGACAGACCGGAAACCACGACATCGGGAGCGATCGACTTGGCAACGGTGACCAGTTCGGCGCGGTCGGCGACGGCCTTGTCAAGCGCGGCCGCGTCAAGAACCTTGGCCTTGAGGGCGTCGATTTCCGCGTCCTTCTTGCCGAGTTCGGCGTCTCGCTTGGCGATTTCCGCATCCTTGGCCGCGATTGCGGTGGAATGGTCGGAAACAATCTTCGCCTTGTCGGCAGTGAGCTTTTCGATAGCCGCTACGCCCGCATCGGTCGTTTCGACCTGGAGCCCATCGACCAAAATCTTGCGCAGTTCAGCCATCGGGCTATCTCCTGTTTTCGCGTCTTGGATTACGGGACTTGCGCCCCAAATTTTCGGAATGTGGAAAGCACCGCTATCCCCAATCCGGGCCTGCTGTCCAGCCCGCGCACGATCGACGATTGCGAGGTGGTTAATCTTGATCTTCGTTTGGGTTGCCTGAAACGCCGCGCCATCCGGCGCCACGCCATCACCCCAAACCAGTTCGCAGGTATAACCCGCCGATAATTCGCGCTTGCCGCTGTCAACAGCAGAAATTGCGGCCGCATCCTTGAGGATCAACGGAAGGGCAATCCATTCGCCATCGCGCTTTGCGGCCGTGGAAACCTCGCCAACTGCCAAGTCTTTCCAGTTTGCCGCCGTCACCATTTCGGCCGGATGATCCATAGTGACAGGCGCATGGGTAAACGACTGAAGGCTGGCGTCGTCGAAGACGCTTGCTTCCGGCCGGTAAACCGCAACTGTCGGCATGTCATCACGACCGACTTCCGAACCGAGATACATCTGGACACCAGTCCGCACGGCACGCGCTTCCGCGACCAGATAACCATCTGCGGTCTTTCGTGTTCCAGAGAGTGTTACGGCGTCGGTAAAGTTCATGACTTTATCTTGTACGTTCGATAATGACGGATTGCAAGAGGGCTATGTCTCCTTGATGCCGGCCTTCCAATCTTCGTTCACTTCCTTGAAGATTTCAGGACCAAGGACAATCTTGCCCTGATACGGCTCAACCTTGGAAAGATCAGAAGGTGCGCCGCCGTAACTGATGGTGATATGTGGCTGATATTCAGGATGATCCCACGATGCGCCGACTTCAGAGATTTCCTGATGGCGCCATTCGAGCATGTTCGATTTGAACAAAAGCACCGTAGCGCCCTCGCCGAACACTTCCATTATGCGCGGCCCTCCGGCGGGTATCGTCACCTCGTCTTCCCACGTCGATCCTACCGCCATCCAATCGACCGGCGTGCGGCTGAATGCGATCGTCACATGCATGTCGTCTGCAGTAAGTGTTGACGTGAAGCCTTGTCCCTTTGCCCACGAGATAATTTCGTCGCCATTCAGCACGTCACGGCTCACATAAAGTGTGCGCGGCGCAGCGTCTTTGGCCATTCCATTTCCCGAGTTGCCACCTGTCAACTTCCCAGAGTTTACCGCAGTAAACTTTGTATTCGCTGCGGCGATCTCTTCCTCGCTAGGCTCTTGCTCTTCGATCTTGCCGTAATCCTCGATTGCAGCCTCAAGCCCTGGCAACGATCCATCTTCGATAAACGCATTTGTCAACGCCACCGAGACGGCTTCGCGCGTGATGATCTCCTGCCCTGCCGCACTGCCAACAAGAACGCGTGCCGCATCCGCTTTCAGCTTGAAGATTTCCGCCTTTTCCTTTTCGCTTTGCTGCCAAAGCGGCGACCACGAATAATAAATTTCAGACGGTCGCGATCCAAGCGCCGAACGAATGATGCATTCGTCAAGACGGTGCATGGCAGGCGTCATGTAAAGCTCTTGCTCGCTGCCGATCCGGTCAAGATAATTCTTGTAGTCGCCGTCGCCAGTGGCGTCCATGCCGGATGGCGCTTGGCCCCATAGAAGGGTTGCCGGAATGCGCGAAGCACCGGACACGATCTGCATAAACGTTGCCATGATATCGGGCAGGGTGGCGAATGACGCATTCTTTTGCTCGTATTCCTCGCTGGCGTCGAGCAACAGCATTCCGTTGTTACCCTTCATGATCGCCGCCAGCCCGAACCGCCTGTTAAGGTCGGCCTCGTACCTGATGTCACCCATACGGGCCATCATGTCCGGAACCTTGATCACGTCTACCTTTGCCTCAAACACCAGCGAAGCAACGTTTGCCGCCGTCCCATCGGCCTGCTTTACGGCATCGATAACAGAGGCCAGAACAGACGATCCGTATCCGTCCGGCGGCATGATGGAAACATTCGGTCGCTCATTGCCGATGAAAATCACCAGCCTGGATGGGTGGATGTCCAGAAGTGTGCCGTTATTGGCGGTCAGGTGATAGAATTTCGGCTTGTCGTACCATTCCGACGACGGGTCCATTTCGATCTCGCCGGCCGACAGCTTATCTTTGGAAATCACCGTAAGGTACTTGATGCCGTCCTTGCCGATCCGGTCAAGGTTGAGTTCTTCCGCCGTGTTTGTGTCGCCAGTCCCGATATAGATCGCCGAGCCACCAAACAGCCTTGCCCATTTCCGCGCCTGAAGGACCTTTGTCCGCACGCCAAGCCGATTTTCAATGTCCTCGATTGCGGTGATCTGGTCGGCCTCTGCCTGCCAATCGCGCCACTCGCGGCAACTGTCGAGCGCCGGCAAGTCAACGATGTTGCGCGCGACCGCCGAACATTCATAGGCGGACAAAGCGTCCGCATCAGTGAACGGCGCCATATGGTAAAACACCGTGGATGACTTGTCCCGATCGGTCCCAAGATTGGCCGCGAAGGATGTCAGACCGTCGAAAAGTTTCCGCACAACGCTCATAGAGCCGCCCCGTAATTGATGCCCATTACCCCGCAAATGTCCGTAACAGCGTCGATGAATGGATCAACTTGGTCATCGAAAGACCCATCGGG